GCCACCGATCAGTGGAACGATACTCGCATAATTAGCCATAATTTACCTTTTGTTCTTTTTCGCGGTCATCTAATTCATATTGTTTTCTATATGTATTATTCAGTTTAATGACCTCGTCAAGAACTCCAAACTCTCCGCGCGCGTACGCAGAGAAAGCATTTGTGTCTTTCGGGAAACAAGCTCCACCAAAACCTTTACGACCGTCTGGTCCTGGCACTTGAGTATGAGAATGACCGATACGTGGATCAGATCCAATAGCATTGACAATCACATTATATTTAGAACTCGTTTGATCAATAAGATCTTTAAATTGATTGAACCACAGAACCTTTGTGGCCAAGAAGCAATTAATACCGTACTTTACAAATGATGCTTCCATCGCTGTCATATGCATAACTGGACACGGTTTACATTGACTATACTTCTCATATAAATCTTGTACACGCCGCGTAATGAGAGGATTACCACCAAAAATATGCATAGGTGGATTAATAAAATCATCTAAGTGATTCTTTTCGGTTAGAAATTCTGGATTGTAAACCACATCAGAATTTCTACTGAGCTTTTGAACTACATCAGGCGTTACAGTAGACTTAATAATAATAGGACATGTAAAGTTTTGCAATTCTCCTACTACTTGTTCTACAATCGAAGAATCAATGCTTCCGTCTTGGCCAAATGGAGTTGGCACACAAACAAATGCAGCGTCAAGTCTTAATTTTCCTTTAATGTCACTAAGACTATTATTGTAAATAGGATCAATGATATGCTTTACAACTTGTGAAGTGGAAAAGCCATGATCAACCGCTTTCCCTACATATCCGTGTCCAATGATTGCGATATTAATTGACATTATAGTATTCCTTATACCAAGTGACAAACTTCTCTACGCCATCAGCAATAGGAGTAGTCGGTTTATATCCAAGTTTTTGTAGTTTAGTTGTATCAGACCAAGTTTCTGGTGTGTCGGCTGGATGAGCAGGAACCATATCGTATCGCCCTTTACGACCAAGATTCTTCTCAATTTCATGTACAAAATCCATGAGTTGAACTTGTTCGCCGTATCCAATATTATAGATCTCATGACGAGTTCCGTCACTTGTACCAGATGGTTCTAGAATATCATCAGTGACAAGAACAATGCCCTGTACAATATCATCGACATATGTAAAGTCACGTTTCATATCGCCGAAATTGTATAGAGTAAGTGCATTGTCATTAATGATAGCATCTGTAAATTTAAACAGCGCCATGTCTGGTCGACCATATGGACCATAGACAGTAAAGAAACGAAGACCCGTAGTACGACTAATTCGTGAATGCATGAACTGACATTCATTCGCACGCTTTGACCAGCCATAAGCATTATTCTGGTGAGCAGGACGATCATGCTCATTCCAAGGCAATGGCTGTCCATGCATAACACATGAGCTCGAAGCATACACGACTGGAGTGTTATATTCTTGTGCTGCTTCAATCAAACGCTGAGTGCCTGTGATATTTGTATCGATATAATGCTGTGGCTCTTCAAATGAATGACGAGGATTTGCATATGCTGCAAGGTGCAACATTACATCAGCATCTTTAATGACTTCTTCAAATTCATCTGTATCTTGAATATCAGCATGAATCACGTCAATTCCAATACCATTTAGCATTGCTTCACGTGCATGTTTCAATTTAACATCGTAATAGTCATTGAAGTTATCAACTCCTGTTACATTCCACCCCAATTCTTTAAATTTCTTGGCTGAGTGGAAGCCAATCATTCCGGCAATACCGGTGATAAAAATAGTTTTCATCCGAAAAACTCCTCTAGTCCTTGTGGTTGGTGCTCGTCGCTTGTGGCCAATTCTATAATTTCATTCACAACCATCTCACCATCGGAGTGTTGCTTCCAAAACTCAAACGCCATTTCACGCCAATCATCTCTCATAGCAGGATCGTTTTTAAGTTTGATCATGACTTCTTTACATTCTTCGAAGTTAGAATAGTCTAGACCGATTGTGCCAGTATTTGAACATTGGGATACCGGCTTACCCTGTACTCTATGTATGACGTTATCACAGAAGTGTTTATGGAAAATTGGAATTGCGCCGCATGCAATAATCTCAGCATGGCAGTTCTCAATATTATTTCCATATGTTTCTGCTTTAAGGTGATACAAATCTGCGCCAAATCCTGACTTAGCTAAGCGTTGCATACAGTCATGATTTGTATATTGTGGATAGAGATATGCACCTTGGCCAGCTTCTTCTGTACCATACATATCTTCTCTAAACTTTTCTGTTTCGCCGTGTTGTTTTTCTGGCCGAAAGTAATTTACAACCTTACGACGATCTGTGGGATTCTCATTCTTATTGTCTCGATAGAGCACCAAAGGATACTGAATAGAAGCTTCCAATCCTTCAAGGACTGTGATAAATCCTGCATCCATCAGTGCATCTTGGTGATAATCAATCATGAGAGCTGGACCTTTCCACATAGCCGTACGACCAATCCAACGTACATATTCTTCATATGTTTCTTCGATTGGTTTCCAGTACTTAGCACGGTGTCCATCATAATCAAAACCAAGTCCCATCTTCTTTGGCTGAAGAGGAATTTTATTTTTCTTCATAAATTTACAGAAATCATTCTCGAGACTATGAGTCATGATCACATTCATATTCATACAGACTTCTTTAAGATTAGCATTACGCGCAATTGATGCTGCCTTATGGTCTACATTAATAAATGCTTTTTGAATGTGAATTGCTGCCAATAGATTGAGAAAGTTATCTTGGCAATCTTGAGGATGAGATTTTGATGGAATAGAATACACGATACACAAATCGTGCTGGTTGATTAGCTCAGCCATTTGTTGCCATTCTTTACCGACAGACATTTCCATCTGCTCAAGATCGAGGCCTTTGGCTCTACCCCATTTCTTATCGTTTGCTGAAAGGATTGTAGCTCCGGTTACTTTTTGCATTTGAATAGCACATTGTGTAACGCCGCAGCCTTCGGTCCCACGACCGAGTAGAATAATCGTTTTCATATTTCTCTCCTTACTCTAACTATTATACAACAGTTGAGTCTATTTGTAAATACGATTTTAAGTTATTTATGATTTTAGTTTCATACGCTTTGTCGTTTAAGTTCCGATTTAACGGAGATGGGTGAGGGAGTGCGTAATGCTCAATCCCCATTTTATTAAACAAATGTTCTACTTCTTTACCTAAAGTTAGTATTTTATTATAAGATTTTGTTATCTGTGATATATATGTTTCATCAATATCCGCCTTTTTCAGAGATTGTACGTGGTGTGCACACGCATTGCTGTAGCTGTATATTCTAACACCACAGTGATCGAGCCAACGATTCAGGCGATTGATAGAAGGATTGCCCTTCCTCGGGCAGAATTCTTTCGAGGAAGGGCTGTGTCCTATGATGAGAACTTTAGTTTTCATACTTCTTTATCATATAAGCGAGATCAATTTGAAGTTTCTTAATATCTTCTTTGATCTCTAAGATCTGTTGTTCAAAGGTCGGCTTAAAGTTTTTTTCATCTTCTTCTTTCATTCTTCGTTTCATATATTCTTCATGACCTTCATGTTTTGGATAACCTTTTTCAAATACCGGACCGGTATCACTATTTCCGTTAAATAAAGTCATAGGAAACTCCTGCTTTGTCGAACATTAAACTTGTTAAATCCCATGATTCACGCCAGTGATCTGGAATTTCTTGTTGTGGCATAACCACTCTCTTGACTCCGACTTGAATTACACCTTTAGCACAATCGGAGCAAACTGGAAGACCATGTACATACATTGTAGAATCACTAAGAGACACTCCATTATATGTAGCATTATATATGACATTCATTTCAGCATGAACGACATACTTGTATTTAAGCACTCTGTCTAGATATAGTGATGGATTGTCGGGAATTCCTCGAGGAAAACCGTTGTAGCCTTGCGCGAGAACCTGTCCCTTCGATCCTACCGCAACTGCACCAATTTGGCGAGATGGATCTTTGGACCACGTCGAGACTTGTTCTGCTAGCGCAAGGTATCTTTTATCCCACTTATTTGACAAGATGAAAATGCCTTTCATAGACATGTAAGTTTTGAACTTGCCAAGTAATAGAACCGGCTACCATTTCTTTGCGATAATCGGCATCCCATGCATTTGACAAGTAAGCATCATTATAGTCGGTAACAAACTGATTCAGAACAAAAAGCTGCCAAGCATAGTCATTCTTGTATCCGTACACGACATCGTTTGAACGCATTTGGACCACAGCGTGGATTGCGCCATCGCGTAAATAATAAGTAACAGCATTAGTGCATATGAAATCGTTTTTACCATTATCATTATACTCCGTCCAAATGCTTGGCCTAGTATATATCATAGTGGCTCGACGAGAATCCATGTTATTAGCGAGTTCTGCTACAGCACTTTCATATTGACGATGATAGATGTCATCAAAGATAAGCCGACCGTAATTCGAATTAATCTCACCATGATCATTTGCAGCATATTGCCAGGCTGCCGGCGCATCTTTGTCTGGATATATATCA